ATTATGCACCTAGGAGATTGGCTTGTAGCTAAATCATCTAACAAATTAGATGACAAACTATGGGCAGAAGTGAAAAAAACTCTAAATAAAAAATAGGAGAGACATATGAACTGTGAATGTGGATGCGGGTGCTAAATGCCTAGGCAGTCTTTACAATTAAACGACTTTAGCGGAGGACTTAATACCAAGTCCTCTCCTAGGGATATTGCGCCTAATCAGGTTACAAAAGCAAACAATGTTGTTTTGTCTAATCCTGGCCTTGTATTGTCTTCATCAGTATCTTCAGCCAAGCTAGCAACAGCTAATGCACCTAATGCCCAAACAACTGCAGGATATGGTGCTTTTATCTTTAATAGTCAATATAACACAGATTCTAATGCTGGAGATGTAACTGGTCCAAACGTACAAGTGTTTGCGTTTCCTGAAAACAATGCTTCAGGAACCAATACAAAGATATTAACTTATGCTAGAGATTTTGGAAAGACTTCAAACTTTACTTTAACAGAAGCTTCTGGAGATGCTATCATTGATATGCAACATGAAAACGCAGTATTGCCAGTATACTATTTTGTAGACGGAACTTTATTTGTAGCAGACGAAACTGTAGTTGATGGAACTAATAGTACAGAGCCAAGAAGATTGGTTTATGTAAGTGAAACAGATAGGTTTGGAACTGATGTTAGTGGCTGGTTAGATACTACTATGAAAGTAGAAAAGAATGGTGCTCAGTTTCACTCTATAGTAAAATCAGATACTTTACCAGAGCCAGATGGAACTGTTGGAGAGTTTAGTGTTAGTTTACAAACAGACCCTACGTTAGATTCTCAGTCATTCACCGACATTATTAAAAATACTGAAAGCACTAACTATTTAATAGTTACATCAAATCCTAACGAAACAAATCCAGACCCTACTGCTGATATATCTATTACAGATAAATTGATACATCTAAAACTAACAACTGCAGAAGATATGTCTTCTGTTAGTTTAAACTACGGTGCTGATAGTGGTATAACAACTGGAGGAATAGCAAATCTTGTAGGAGAAGTTATACATATAAATGGTGAAGCTATGAGAGTAAGAAGCACTAATACTTTAGATTTAGCTTCAGGAGGAGATAAGAAAGTTTTACAACTATTAGTAGATAGAAATGTTTTTGGAAATTCACCTACTGGTTTAGAGCATGCAAGCGGAGCAAGAGTTAAAACAGTTTCAACAACAAGTATAAGTGTTACTGGCGGTGGTTGGGAAGCGGGTTCTTATGAATTTTGTCATACAGTAGTAGATTTGCAAGACAATGAAACATTACCACAATCACCTCAATCAACTTTATTTCCTATTACAACAGGAGCGTATTTTACTAATGTTAGCTTTATTATAAAGCACGGTTCTTTTACTGCTAGAAAAAATGAAAAAGGCGTAAGAGTTTATACAAGAAAAAAAGATGGTAATGGTAGATGGATATTATTTTTAGACGTAGACTATCAAAGAGGAGTAAGAACAAACTTATTTGAAGATTACGATTCTTTTTCTAGTGCAACGGGAACAGGAAGTAATTATAGAAAAGTAGAAGGAGTTGATATAGTTAACCCTTCTTTAGATACTTATGAAAGTATTAACGGCTATTCTCAAGACGAAGAAAGTATTGACTTTGGTGCAGACGGAGGTTATAGAGCTGCTACTATATGTGCAAGAAGAGCTTGGGTTGCTAATGTTAGAAAGAACGATGAAGTATTTGATGATAGAATTTATTATAGTCCAGTAAACAGATTTGCAACATTTCCTGATAGTTACTACCTAGATATTGGTATTAGCGATGGAGATTCTTTTACAGCTTTACATAGCTTAGGAAACAGGTTGCTAGCTTTCAAACAAAAAAAATTATATGTTATTAATGTATCCTCTAGTTCTGATGCTGGTTGGTATCTAGAAGCAGAATACGATGGTATGGGTTGTATATTTCAGAATGCAGTATCTAAAACTCCTTTTGGTGTATGTTGGGTAAATAGAAATGGAGTCTATATCTTTGATGGGCAAAGCGCTCCAAAAGAATTGACATTAAGATTAGATGACAATTTATGGCAATCTGGACAAGAGCTAAGCGATGCTTTATTAAAACCTTCTATAGCATATGAGCCAAAATATAAACAATTATATGTTTTACAAGACTCTGCAATGACATCAAACAGTGGTGTAGATACGGAAGATAAAATTTTCTGTTATGACTTTGCAACGCAAGGTTGGACCACAAGAGCGTGCGTAGGAAGTGCGGATGTATCTAATTTTGTAGAATCATTTGATGGTGTATACTTCTTTAAACATTCAGATAATAAAATACATTTAGTAAGTAATGACCAAGGAACTGAAAATATAGATTTAAGAACAAAAGATATAGATTTTGGTAATCCAGGTTTAGTAAAAAGAGTAAATAGAGTGTTTGTAACAGCAAAGGGTAATGGAACAAATTTAACTTTAAGTTATGCAAATGATGGAGAGTCTTCTTATCAAGACTTATCAGCTCAAGCCTTAGGAACAGAATACGCAATAAAAGAATTTACAATAAACACGGCAGACAGAAATTGCGAATCAATGGCTTTTAAAATAACTGCTAATGGTTCTATTACCATAAATGACATCAATATAGATTACAGACAAACTAACAAGAGACCTTCATAATGCCAAAATCTGGTGAACATAGAGTTAATGGCATTGACTCATTCTTTAGAGTCAGACCATCTTCTCAGAATATAAGAGAAGGAGAATCAGTATCATTTCTTGAAGACGGTAAATTAATAAAGCAAGAAAAAAGAAATGGTGTTGTCTATGAACAAATATTCGTTGAGCAGCAAAAAACAAAACAAGAAGCTGTACAAACTACAGGAGATGTAACAAATCTTATAGTGGGAGGCTCTTCTGGAGACGCTGACATAACAGGTATTACTGCTGGAACAGGATTGTCTGGAGGTGGAGCTACCGGTAACATAACTTTAAATGTAGTTGGTGGAACAGGTATTACTGCTAATGCAAATGATATAGCTATTGATTCTACAGTAGTAACTCTTACTGGAACACAAACACTTACTAACAAAACTTTAACTGCACCAACTTTTACAGGCACGGCACAAGGTGCAAGTCTTACACTTACTGGTGATTTAACTGTACAAGGTGATACGACAACTTTAAATACAGCTACTTTACAAGTAGAAGATAAAAACATTGTATTAAACTATCATGCTTCAAGCGACACTTCAGGTTCTGCAGAGGGTGCAGGTATTACAATACAAGATGCTGTAGATGCTTCAACTGATGCAACTATTTTATGGGACCAAAGCCCAGGAGAGTTTGACTTTTCACACGCTATAAATGTTACTGGTAATATATCAGTATCAGGTACTGTAGATGGAAGAGATTTAGCTACAGACGGTTCTAAACTAGATGGTATAGAAGCATTAGCTGATAAAACAGATACTGCTAATGTAACATCTTCTGGTGCATTAATGGATAGTGAAGTTACAAACTTATCTTTTGTAAAAGGTTTAACATCTGGTATATCTAATGGCAATGTATTAGTAGCAAATTCAAATGTTGCTGATAACGATTTTTTAAGAATTGATGGAACATCTGTTGAAGGTAGAACTGCAGCTCAAGTTAAGAGTGATTTATCTTTAGGAACTTTAGCTGACAAATCTGAGATAGATGATATTGACCAAATAGGTGCTGGCGTAAAACTTGTTATCGGAGAAACTTTTGTAGACAGCGATGATAATCTTATGACAGCTGGAGCTATAGATGACAGAATAGATACTAAGATTTCAGCTTCTACTTATAGCTTTACAGTTACAGCTGATAGTGGTAGCAATCAAGGTATAGCTAGTGGTAATACACTTGATATAGCTGGAGGAACAGGTATTTCAACTACTGTTGGTGCTACTGATACTGTTACAGTAAATGTTGCTAAACCAAGCACAGAATTAGATGAAGCTATGGCTTCTGGAGATAGTTTTTTAATCTTTGATGGAACTAGCCCTAAATTTATATCTCCTTCTAACGTAGGAGCAAGTTTAGCTATTGGAGATTTGTCAGGAACTCTAGCTATTAACAAGGGTGGTACTGGTGCTACTTCAGCAAGTGCAGCAAGAACAGCATTAGGTGTAGACCCAGCTGGCACAGACAATAGTACAAATGTAACACTTGCAGGTTCTTTAGATTATATAACATTAAGTGGACAAGAAATAACAAGAAATGCTATTGATTTAACAACAGATGTTACGGGCGTTCTTCCTTCTGCTAACTTAGATGCAGATACAGCACATTTATCAGGCACTCAAACATTTAGCGGAGCTAAAACATTTAGTAACCTTGCAAGTTTTGCGATGGATGGTAATACTATTTCAGGTGTTGATGATTCAGGTGAATTTACTAATGATGATGCTCACATTATGACTTCTGCAGCAGTAGAAGATAAGATTTTAAGTTATGGATATATAACAAGTGTAGGTATAGATGAAATCTTAGCAGCTGATATAATAGATAGCACCGAATCATTTAGTGATAGTGATGACTTATTAATGACAGCAAAAGCTATTAATGACAGAATTGAATCATTTGGTTATGGTACTGGTACTATGAGTAGTTGGACTTTAACTGGAGATAGTGGAACTCAAACTATAACTAACGGTAATACTGTAGATATTGCAGGTGGTACAGGTATAACTACTGCAGCAAGTGCTACTGATACAGTAACTGTAAACTTAAGTGCAGGAACTAATGATTTATCAGATGTTACAATTAATTCTGGAACACTAGCTAATGGACAAATATTACAATATAGTTCTGCAGAATCTGCATTTGTTAATGCTACAAGTCAAGCAATCACGATGTCAGGTAGTACTACCAATGGTGTACTAACAAGAAATTCAAGTACACAAGCTACAGTAGAATCTAATCTTACTTATGGTTCAAGTGTTTTAGAAGTCCAACAACAAGTAAAAGTCACAGATGGCACAAGA